TTAGCAGAGCAAAGATATAAAATCCTTTTTATACAATATGTCAAAGAACACTTGATTCTTACTTTTTACACAACCTCTATATAGGGGGGGGTGTACCCTGTACCCACCTAAGTGGCCATAACCATAGTACCCACCTATTACTAATTAATCATTAAACTTAATTGATATGGATATTTCAATTATACCAACAATACAGCGATCAAAAAAGCCGGCCAAACCCCGGTACATAAAACCGGACAGCGTGAAACGGCTGGAATCCGATTATTACGAATGGAAATACTGTAATAGCACCATTCCCACGCAATGCCGGGTAAAACCGCATTTCCGGGACGATACGGCTAACGGACTGGCAAAATGTAAGAGGCATGGGCAAAGATAAATAATGCTTTCTATCAACGCCAGAATAGCCAAGGACAATATGATTCACGATTGGGCCGTTGGCGAAAGTCAGGAACAACGGTCGGCATTGCCGATGTACAGGTGACGCATGAAGGCCGGGTGTACAATTTTGAGATCAAGATAGGCAGGGATCGCCAATCTGACGTACAGAAAGCGGTTGAGGCCAGGATAAAAGCTGCTGGCGGTCATTATGCTGTCGTTAAGTGTTACGACGATTTTTTAAATGAAATAATCTGATTATTAACAATTTAATTTTAAACATGGAGACTATTAAAAAAGATGGTTTGGTTATAGAGATTAACCGGCACAAATTGCAAATTGAAAAGATTCAGCAGATCGTGAATGATATGCTGAACGAGGGGTTTAACTTTTCTTCCGATGAGTTGAAAGATTTACGAGGTGATTGTAATTCGCTTCATAAACAGGCGGTAGATATGGCACGGAAAGATGCTTCACGGATAAAAGTATTGTTCTTTCGAAATAAAGATTATGAAGAGGCTGTGAAACATCTGCAATGTGTGATAAATAACAATGCGGGCAAATTGTATACTGTCCTTCGTTCCGGTGCTTTGCATCCACTGGATATTGACGCCTATGAAGTGAAAGAAGGAACCGTCACTATATCTTCCGCATGGCTAAGCCGGAAAGAAGAAGAGTTTACTATTCGCCCGACACCAGAAAGGATAAAGGCGCACGAACTGGTGCAAAAACTGAAAAAGGCAATTGATGAACTGAACGACTTCGTATCTGGCAACCCATATTTCGGGAAAGGCTTTAGCTATATCAACGATGAACGCCGTTGCCTGTGTCGATTGACAGAAGAAGGAGAGTTTTATGTAGAAGACGAAAATTTCGAATATATCTAAAAAAACAAATTAATTATGACTACAGAAGAAAGAAAATCATTCGATGACTTTAAACGTGAATTATTGGAAAACCCAACATTTGGACTTAATTTTTTTGGAAACATGGACAAGGTCGAACTTGATAACGTTGGTGATCTGATAACACGAAACAGACTAATGGAAGAGGCAAAAAATAAGTTCATTTGCCAACATTTGGGGATCAACTATCGGAAAGAGGATTTTGAAGTATCAGACGAAGATTTGGCCGAGGAATGGGCGAAAGACCTACCTGATAGAAGTTAAACATTAAAAGATAAAATTATATGGACAGATCATTAGCTATTGGAGGTGTTTTGTATGAAATTATTTCCCCATCTGTGAGAAATGTAAGCCTTGCACAGGAATATTTGAAAGAATTGCCGGAGGGGAATAATCTCAAGGAAATATTTTCACAATTGGACAAAGAAAGACTCTGCAAAATCCTTTCTTGCTTTATAAAAGGTGATTTATCTTTAGTTGACAAATTAAAAGAAGACAGCAAGGAAATTCTTGTAGATATCCTTTCTATTGAATACGAAGATATATTGAGTGATATTGCACAATTATCCAATATTACAGAACAGATATCAAAATTAGCAGCTATTTCAAAATGAAAATAACATCTGATTTGTCTGGCATTGACAAGTTTGTTCAAGACGTAAGGGATGAACTAAAACAAAAGATGATTGATATTGCCCATGAAGGCGTACAACAAGCGAAAGACAAGGGGGAATATAAAAATCATACTTACAACCTCCGCAGTGCTCCAGGCGCTGCGGTTGTTTTGGACGGTAAAATAGAAGATATGTATGTTCCAGCCGAAACAGGACATAACGAGGCAAAAGTAAAAACGGAAAATCTTTTGCTTTACGGCAATAGACCCCAAAACGGTATTATGCTGGCTGATGGCATGGAATATGCGTCTTTTGTAGAATCAAAGGGTTTTGATGTAATATCAAAACCGGCAATTTCCATTAAAAACAATGCTGAAAAAGAATTTTCAAAATAAAACAAAAGAGTATGGCAGGATTAAAAATAAATATTGACTTTGACTTGAATAAGTTCAACAGGCTGGTTAAAAGGGTGAATGAACTCAAAGAAACTCTCAACGAACTTGGCAGAAGCCATCCTAATTTCAATAAGTTGTTAACAGAGCTTGAAAATACAAGTAACGAAATGAAGCGGATGAAATCGGAGTTGTTGAGTATTAATACCGCTTTGGCACATATCGATTTATCCCAAAAAGTGGTAGAAGATTCCAAGAAGATCAGAAAATCTACGGATGAAATAGGTGATTCATTCAGAGAATATGCAGATTCTATAAATGGAATCAAAGCTCAAATGAAAGAGCTTACTCAAGAATTTAACAGGATGAGTGAAGCGGAAAAAAACGGTGCATCAGGTCAAGCAAACATAAATAAATGGGCCGAATTGAATGCCCAATTGAAAATCACATCCGAAGGGGTGCGTGCTTTATCAAAAGAGTATGCAAACAATGCAATAATAAGTCAAGCCCAAGAGGGCAGTTTAAAATCGCTCCGTGCACAATTGTCAAACTTGAGATATGAATATGACAATATATCTCGTGACCTTCGTAATGGAACAACAGGGGCCGAACTGGTTGCACAAATAAAAAAAGTGAATGACGAGCTTAATGTAGCGGAACAAGCAACCGGCCGGTATCAGCGAAATGTCGGAAACTACGCCTCTGCTTGGAATGGGTTAAATGTGCAAGTTCAACAAGTAGCTCGTGAACTTCCATCCCTTGCGTATGGCTTAAATACGTTCATATCGGCCATTGGTAACAACTTGCCCATGCTGGCAGATGAAATACAACGAGCCAGAAAAGAATACAAATCTCTTATCGCCGAAAATAAAAAGGCTACACCTGTATGGAAACAACTTATTTCATCTATTTTTAATTGGCAAACGGGATTAGTGGCGGGAATAACGGTTTTAGCCTTATACAACAAGGAAATAATAGAATGGACGAAATCGTTATTTAACGCAAAGAAAACATTGTCTGAAACGTACAAGACCACAGAAGAGTTTAATAAAAGTGTAAGTGTAACGTCTGGAAATGTCATTGCCACATTAGAGCAGTTATCTGCTGGCTGGAAAAAGTTAGGCGGAGATATCAAAGCACAAGAAAAGTATATCCTTGACTATAAAGATGATTTTGATCGTTTAGGTGCCGCCGTTAATTCTGTAGAAGAGGCGGAAAATATTTTAATCAAAGGCAAAGCTGCGTTTATTGAAAGCATTATTGCTAAAGCAAAGTCTACATCTATAATGAAACTTGCATCCGAAGAATATGTGAAGTATCTCCAAAAGATGAGGGAAGCGGAGGCCATGCCTGAAGGACGTACACGTTCCTATTGGAATTATGCTGGTGCTGCTAATGGAGGGTTCCAAAAAGTTACTTTTTTCGAAAAGAATAAAGAGAAAATAGCAACAGAAGAAGAAGCGAAAAAATACCTTGATTCTTTTAATGCGATGATAGACGATGTTATCGAAGCTGAAAAGGATGGAACCGAAAAACTAAAGAATGCAGGGATAGAACTCACAAACTCATTGGTAGAGGGTTCTGTCGGAGCAATAAAGGCCGCCATTACTCAAAAGCAACAGGAATTAGAAAAAGTAGTTGATCCTAAAGAATACCAACGTATAGAGGATGAAATTAAAGTGATGCAGGCAAAGTTAGAAGCTATAACCGGGAAATCGACGAAAAAAGAAAATGCTGTTTTCGATCAGAAAAACCGGTTATTAGAAATAATATCTAAAAATGCTCTTGAGCGGATTGAAAAAGAAATAGAATTAGAGAATCAAGCAGCACAGGAGCGCATAAATGCTATGGATGAAGGATTTAATAAGGAACAAGCTCAAAGGGAATTTAATAATAAAAAAGAGCTTCAAGCCTTACAAAGGCAAAAAGAAGAATATATCCGATCTTATATCCAGACACAAAAGGAAATATTTGAAGCGAAAGAAGATTTGAAAGCCAAACAAAATCCGAATTATAAAAAACAGTCTTTCGATTCTTCCTCTATATCTGTCGATACGTCTATGTTCGATGTTGTTGAAATGTTGACAATAAAAAGACAAAGCGCTGACTTAGCTAAATACTATAAAGATTTATTGTCCACATATCAGGACTATACAACGAAGCGGTTAGAGATCCAGAAAAAGTTTAACAAAGATAGAAACGCATTAGAGAAAGCCGGAGCCTCACAGGAGCGAATAAACGAATTAGAGTACCAACGAAAAGAAACCTTAGATGCCATTGATTTGGAATTTGCGCAGCGTGAGGATTCATTTCAAGCATGGATGAATCATATTGCTAATCTAAGTTTGGAAAAGTTGCGGGAAATGCTGATGCTTGCAAAAGAAGAATTGCAACGCCAGGAACTGATAAATCCTAATGATCCACAATTAGCGGTAATTCGTGCACAGGTTACTACATTAGAAAATTCAATCAGAAATAAACAAAATAATTCGTCACCTGGAAAAAGAACTGTCAAGGAATGGCAAGATTTGTATAGCACTCTTCAAAAAGTAGATCAAGAATTTACAGAAATAGGGGACACTGTAGGTGGTACGATCGGAGAAATAATCAAAGCAGCAGGAAACATTACTTCTTCAACCTTGCAAATGGTTGATAGTATTGTTACTCTGGCCAGTTGGTCTACAATTGCCACTAAAAGAGCCGCCGAGGGTGCTACGGCCGCAATAATCAAAGTAGAGCAAGCCTCTGTTATCCTTACAGCCATATCCGCTGCACTTAAAATTGCAACGTCAATTGTCGGGCTGTTTAAAAGAACGGATTATATGGCCGAGTTTCGGAAAGAAATGGCGAAATTGAACCATGAACTTGAAATAACCAAATTAAACGCTCGTATCGGTTCGGACGAGCACAATACCATATTTGGTAATGATTTATGGAAGAATGCCAAAAATAATATTGATGCGGCGAGGGAAGCTCTTCAAAAATATAACGAGACTCTCAATGATATTGCAAATAGATAGGTGTATGAAAATATTTCGCAAAAAATAGCAAAAGCATTCGACATAGACCTAAGTCAAACTTTTGATTCATTGGAGGATTCCATAGCAAACATGCAGATACAGATTCGGCATTCTACATGGTTCAGGGATGCCAAATATCAATCTTTGAAAGATGCCGTGCCGGAATTATTTAACGAAGATGGTTCCGTAAATATGGAGGCTTTGGAAAAGTTTATAGGGTCGGATACCTTCAAGAAATTAAGCGAAGAGAATCAGAATTATTTGCAAAAAATGTCTGACGATTGGAAGGTTTATCAAGATGCTGTTGAAGAGGTAAAAGATTATTTATCTGATATATTTGGCGATCTGGGCAATACCATGATGGACACGATTGTTGAGGCATTTGCTAATGGGACCGATGCGGCCAAGTCGTTTGTTGATTCTGTTTCCGGTATGTTGGAAACGTTGGCTAAACAGATGGTGTATTCCGTCACTTTAGGCCCTTTGATGGAAAAAACACAAGAGGAAATGTTGAAAGTTATGCAAAATACGGGATTGTCGGATAAGCAAAAGTTTGATCAATGGACCGATATTTTAAATAGCCTTGTATCGGATGCTATAAGTCAACAGGAATTAGCCAATAAGTTATTAGAACAGTATCAGCAATTGGCAGCAGATAAAGGCTTTGACATATTTTCCCACAAATATTCGCAATCCTCAATATTCGGAACTTCACTCGCTGCAGATCAAGATTCTGTTAATGAATTGAATGGACGATTTACGGCCTTGCAGATGGTCGGAGAAGAAATAAAAGAGGAGTCTGTAAAACAGACTTCTGTTCTTGAAGTGATAGCTGGGGTCCTGGCTGGTGGAAATAAATCAATTGATAATCTTCCAGATATTTCAGCAGAAGGAAGGGCTATTGCAATAGAAGGCTATGAATCCCGTATAAATGTCGTTTTTCCGAAAAATGAATTTGCCAATATTGTCAATGGAATAAATGATGTAAAATCAATCATTGACGAAATGCGAACAAAGCAGGTCGAGAGTTCTATGGACATCCAAAGTGTAGCAGAAGCGACGACGACTATTGCTAAGAACAATATTAAAATTGCCGCAAATACGGAAGAAATAAAACAAAGTGCTAAACATATGTTTGGATAAAATGGTATAAAGGCGAGGAATATTATTTTCGTACCTGTACGGACGGTAGAAATATGTCAAGGTTCCGGCAAGGGTAAAACAACACTAAGGTTACCCTAAGGAATATGTACATAAGTCCAATTCCAGGTTGACGTTCCAAATGTGGATTATGATCGCACGGGCTTAACACGGGCGATTTCAGGTACTTTCTTTTCGCAAGCAATACGAGTATAGAAAAGATGGCGTTATTGGATATTAGGGGAGAAAAACGGACAAATCCGGGCTTTATTTATTCATTCTGTCGATATTATCCATAAATTACCTATATTTGCAATAACGTTTTTCATGGTATTAGTGTTTAGGTTATTCATTGGTGTTTATAAAGCCGTTTTACTAAAATCCCGTTACTGTCTTGATCTGGTAACGGGGTTTGTTATTTTTATTCGGTGGCAAAACTCGGTATTCGGTACTCCCCTATAAGGGAGAGTACGTACCGAATACCGAATTTTTTGTTTGGTAATTGGTTCGGTAATTCGGTACGTACCGAACCGAGTTTATTCGAATGGTAAACTCTCATACCCGGTTGGTGTCCGGTTAGGTTTGGTTTTAACCAAACTGCCAACCAAACCGACCAAACCTTTAAGCCTGTCCCAAGTGGTTCACTGTCTCACATGTAGGATAATGGGACGGGACACTATTCAACTTTGGCATTGATGTTCACAGCGTTCACAGCGTTCACGTGTTCACACTGCTAACGCCCGTAAACGTGAACACTCTATGTGTTTTAATCCACATAATATACTGATTATAAATATATTAAATATACATTATAGGTGTTAACACCGTGAACACGTGTGTACCGGGAACAACGTGAACACCCCCCGATCCGAATGGGGGCATCCTCATATTCATTCTACTTTTATGCTAATATCCTTCCCGCAATGGGGACATGTGAGAGTTAAAGCGTCGCTTTTTGGGCGCACTTCTTCGGGGGAGGCGAATAACTGCCACATGGGTACATCTAATGCCGTGGCGATCTTTTCCAATGTGGCAGTAGTCAATGATCCAGCAGATACCATTTGTTTAACAGCTGAAAGACTTACATTCATTTTATCGGCTAATTCTTGTTGTGTCAGCCTTTTTTCTTTCAATAGTTCCTTAATTCTCATGATCTTATAAAATTTAATTATAGTACAAAAATAACTCCACTACTCAAAATGTATAGTATTTGCTATATTAATTAATCTTAATACGATAGCATTTTCTATCTAATTGTTTTGTATAGTATAGAAAATGCTATACCTTTGCATTATCAAAATAAAACAAACAGATATACAGCTATGACAAACGAGGATTACATGAACAACGAGTTGACAGCGTTAGCCGCCATGACGGAAGAGGAAGCCTGCAAAGTTTATAATGTGGATTATAAAGCCGAGGCAGAAATCTACATTCGTGACTACTGGATGTACATAGCATAAACAAGGATTACTAACACATAAACACTATACGATCATGACAACACTATTTAAAAGCCAAATGAGACAAGTAATGTCAGACGCTTGGAGAATTCACCGGGTAACGGGAGAAAGTTTCTCAGAGAGCCTAAAAAGAGCCTGGTTACTTCTGAAATTGAAAGCGCAAATGAAGCAAAAGACAGTACAGTTCTTCTATCAGAAAGTAAACGGTGAAATTCGTCAGGCTTTCGGAACTTTGAGAGATGAGGTTATAAACACGATTGTCAAAGAGACCGGGCGCAAACCTAACGATAACATGTTTATCTATTTCGATACAGAAAAACAGGAGTTCAGATCGTTTAAGAAATTCAATTTAATCAAGATCGGATAATTAACCCGGTAGGGGTATCGGTCAAACCGACCCCCTCTACCACAAACAAAATAATATTACAATCATGGAATTTAAAGATTTAGCAACAAAGTTCGAAGGTCTTACAGCAGATCAAGTAGGGGTATTAGCAGAGTTCGGCAAAAATATTTTAGATGATGCAGGCATATTCGGTTTACCTTCTTATTTATTGGGCTTAATTCAGGATATGCTCAATACAGACGAATTTGATATTGAAGAGAATAGGCTTACAATAAGATCACTCTTACATATCGTGGAATTAGCCAATGATTTAAATATGCGATGCTGGGGTGAACAAAAAACCCCGTTCGGACTTACGGGCATTAGATATGACAACCAATATGTCGGATTTAAAGATGAGACTAAAATAATAGCATCATGATTGCTGCATAAAATTATATACTAGCACGTTGGGGCTTCGTACCCGGCGTATCACGTTTGGATGTCCCGCCGGTAATATCGCCGGCGGGTATGGAATAAATTACGGTAAGGTTACCCCAAGGTCGATACAAGGGTAAACAACCCTAAGGTTACCCCAAGGAATAATCATCGCAGTTATAGGATATGTAAGGAAAACTTTTTATTTTCATTCTATTTGAGACCAAAATTGGATAGTATTGTTGTTTTTGGCTACCTCATGGCAACCCAAACAGTTGTTCGTATTTGATTATCATTAACTTACACACATATATTAATTCCTGTGCCAGGACAGCTCCCATCCAGGCAACCAATTCCTTCGGACTCCTAAACCGGGGCTTTGCCAATTGATGGCTCAACAGACGAATATCGGTCAACATATTCTTACCATTAGCAGGATTTTCCGGTCATAATATCCAATACCAGCTTATCGGTGGCTTCCATTCCTTTGGAACCGATAGAAGTCAGGTTAATGATCGACTTGTCGACATTCTCATCAATAATGCCCTCGACCGGAGTCACCACCTTGTTTTCCATTGCCATCAACGCAGACAGCATAGCAGTCGAAACACCGCTGGAAACTTTCATGGCACAACTGGGCTTTGCTCCGTCGCATATCATACCGGTAATATTGCCGATCATATTCTTGATTGCATAGGAAATCTGCACTTTATCGCCTCCCATCAGATAGGTAATGCCGCAACTGGCTCCCGTGGCGGCCACCACACAACCACAAAGGGCGGACAAGCGCCCCAGGCTTTGCTTGATATAGATGACCATCAGATGGCTTAACATCAGAGCACGGATTAACTGTTCTTCCGAACATTCGATGTCTTCGGCAAAAGAAAGGACGGGAAGTGTCGCTGCAATCCCCTGGTTTCCACTACCGGAGTTACTCATCACCGGGATCATGGCGCCATCCATACGGGCGTCGCAGGCGGCAGCCGTCATTGCCAGCATATGGGTATAGGCAGAGTCGCCCATATATTTACGTCCGTATACACCGGAAACGGTCTTGCTGACCGTATGTCCGAAATTTCCCTTCAGGGAAGCCTCGGCTGCTTTCCGGTTCAGATCGGCAGTTTCCAGAATAAAGCGGATCTCATCGAGCGGCATTTCCATCGCAAACTCATACACAGTAGAGAAAGAGAGTCTCAATTCGTCTTCATCGCCCGAAGCATCACAGGAAACACCTTCTTTCCTCCGGTCTGTCAATACCACACCATTCTTCTCCACATACACGACATTCGTATGTTCATGGCAGATTATCACCCGCGAAGTTTCATCTCCGGCTGAACAAATCACTTCGATATAGAGCTTGTCGACATTATCCTTTAAAGCGATATGAATTCGTTTATCTTCGATCACCTGCTTTCCTTCAGCAAGCGCTTCAGGTGTCAGGTCACGCAATACTTCGAGGCCATAAGCAGACTTGCCGATCAACGTACCCAAAGCAATCGCTATAGGCAACCCGACCATTCCGGTTCCAGGAATTCCGACACCCATCGCATTCTTCAGGATGTTGGCGCTCAGAAATACTTCCGTTTTCTCCGGTTTACAGCCTAAAACCTCGGCAGCCTTAGCGGCAGCCAATGCGACCGCAACCGGTTCCGTACAACCGATAGCGGGAATCACTTCCTGATGTATTAGTTTGATGATTTGTGTTTGAGTTGTTTTATCCATGAATATAGACTTCTTTGACTTTAATGGGGCAAAGATAAGACATCCTTTTCAAAACATAGGTATTTCGATTGCGGAACATAGATAATTTGAACTATTTCTTTATTAAATAAAGGAATACCCGACAGAAAAATGTACATTTGTTTCATCTAATAAATAATTAATAAATTATGGGAACTTTAGGCTGCATAAATGATATGTTACAACGGGACAAAGAAAACCGCGAGCTCAGGAAATTAAGCAAAGAACGCCTAAAGGAAACCCGAAACAGGCTCATGAAAATCGGGAGCAGTACCAAACTACCCGATACATCCATTGAAGAAATGAAAGAAATTCGAAAAAAGACTATAGAGAAAGAAAAAGCAGATGCCAACCATCTATCCAAAATAAAATTACTTTTAGCCATATTTGTCTTATTCGTCCTCCTTTCAGTATGGCTGTTTTATTCTCTCATCAGATAAGATCTCATTTGTCACCACCGGCAGTTTTGACCGTAAAGATTTCCTCTTCCGTGCCGTTGCCACGCCCTTCTTTCAGACGGACGCTGAACACAGCTTCACCTGTACACAACTTCGGGGAGGCCTGCACCATGACATTATAGGTGATACGGTCATCGCGGGTGATTTTGGTGATCTTGACAGGTTCGGACAGTTTCAGATGTTTGCCCTTCTCAACTTTTACTATTGGTTCCACGTCCAAAGCATCCTGAAAGCTGTTATTCACGATCACAAGGGAGATATGGCAGGTCTCACCCGCATTGATCTTATCGTCGCGAGTGATACTGTCCTCTTCCAATAAGATGTCTTCGATCTGCAAATCGGGAAGGAGAACATGCGAAGACGGCGTATAATTTCCCGGATTCCTCTTCTCCACTCTTACCACGTCACCTGTATTTGCTGCGATCTGCGCACCGGCGATTCCTCCGACCGCCGTCCCGACAAACGCTCCTATGTCACCTCCGATATCATCGTCTATGGAATTTCCGACCGCTCCGCCGAAAAGCCATCCGACAAAAGCGCCTATCTGGGCCCCTACGCCAGCCCGGTCTTCCCGGCTCATATTCTTCATCGATCCGCATCCTGTCAGAGCCAACAAAGACACTATCGCATATAGGACTTTATTTTTCATACTCAGTTATTTTAACCCTTCCAATTAACAAACAAAGATAACCATCCATTTGATTTAATGACATCGGAAAGGAGAAAAACCCCTATCCGATTGCGTTTTTTTATGTAATTCTGGAAGATTTTTATAACCACTTTATTAGCAAGCAGTTCTGAGGATAAGGTAAAAATGAGGTAATGATTTGGCAACCCTGTCTATTTCTACGTTCTGCTGTGAGTTGCTGTCAATGTCTCTCGTCTTGGTACAAAAGTAGCAATAAAAATCGGATACACATCAAAATGTCCCATGATTTTTATCACAGGACGTTTTTTATCTTCGCTGAATAATCCGGTTTAACCGTTACTTCTATTTTCGGCAAGTTGCGGGCTATGATTGCTGAAATTTATACTTTAATCCATACTCTTCCAACTTGCTATACAGCGTTGTACGTCCGATTCCGAGCAATTCGGCGGCAACCTTGCGGTTTCCGTTTGCCTGCTTCAACGCGCGTAAGATGCGTTCCTTGTCCTCCGCATCGTTTCGCAAGGCGAAGCTGACAGGTGAGGTCGGTTTCGTTACGGCAAGTTCCAGATGCTCTTTCATGACAACTCCCGTCTGTGCCTGCAACACCGCGCCCATTATCTTCTGCCGAAGCTCACGGACATTACCCGGCCACGGATGGGTCAGCAATGTCTTACGGGCTTCCGCATCGAACCCAGTCACGCTACATTCCAATTCATTGTTGGCAATCTCACGGAAGAACTCCGCCAACGGCATGATGTCCTCCTGACAGTCACGCAAGGGCGGAACAGTTATCTCGAAGTCGTGCAAACGGTACAGCAAATCCTGTCGGAAACGTTTTTCAATGACCGCTTTCTCCAGATCCTCGTTGGTGGCGGCGATGATGCGGACATTGAAGCTCTTGTCCGTCTTGTCACCTATAGGGCGGTATCTCCGTTCCTGTATGGCACGGAGTAACATCTGCTGGGTTTCCAATGCGAGATTGCCTACCTCATCCAAGAACAATGTGCCACCCTCTGCCTCATTGAAGTATCCTTTCTTTGTGCTGTCCGCACCCGTAAACGCGCCTTTGACATGTCCGAAGAATGCCGAGGGCGCAAGGTCTTTGGAGAGTGAACCGCAGTCCACAGGCACAAACGGTTTCCCTGCCCTTTTGCTCTTATCATGCAGATGGTGGGCGATATGCTCCTTGCCCGTGCCGTTCTCTCCGAATATCAGCACGCTCATATCAGTAGGGGCAACTAATCTTATCTGTTGCATGATTTTCTGAAAGGCGGAACTGTCACGGGCAAAAACGGGCATACGATTTCGTCCGATACTCCGTTCTTTCAGGATGGTATGAAGCAGAGGCATAAGTTTATCCTCCACAAGCTGCTTGGGGATATAGTCCAGCGAGCCGAGTTTCATACTTTCGACTGCCGTATGCACTTCGGCATAGTTGGTCATGATGATTAACGGTTGTGTCATGCCTTCCTTGCGCATCCATCGTAATAGGTCGATGCCGTCACCGTCGGGTAGTCGTAGGTCAGAAACCACGATGTCCCCGTCTGAGGCTTGTTGCAGAAGTTTCTTCGCGGTCGAGAGGTGGTAAGCCTGCACGGTACGGAATCCTTCCCGTGCCAGCAGGTTGCAGACAAACTCGCAATACACGATATTGTCCTCCACCACGATGATTCTTGTTTTATCCATTTTCGTATTTTTCCTTTCTTCTTTTGCCTGCCGGATAATTTCAGCACCTTTATCCAGCACAGCCGGTCACCGCTTTGCATATCGCTTCGTCATCTGGAGTGGCACTTCCATGAAGTTGGGCGTAAAGTTCCCTCAATGGCTGGTCGGCACGGAGAATCTGCCATGAACTTCGCAGATGGTGTGTAAGTGTGTCCAGTTCTTGGAGGTCTTTACGCTGTTCTGCATCCTTGACCGCCTGCATTTCCTTTTCGGTTTCCGCTATCAGTTTGTCCAGCATGACGGATTCATTGCCATAAGATAGCAGAGTGGAAAAATCCGGCTTTTCATCCAATATGCTGCTTAATGCGCATTTATCCGTAATCTCCATCAGTTCGGATATGGAGAACGGCTTGAACAGGCATCCGGCAAATCCACGCCCTATAAGTTCCTCCTTGCTGCAACTGCCCGAAGCGGTTGTCACGACTATGGGAATACTCTTCGAGTTGCCTACATTGGATGAGCGCAACAGTTCCAGCAGTTCAAAACCGCTTATCTCAGGCATATTCAGATCCGTCAGAAGCAGGCTGTATTCCTTTTTTCGTATCAGCTCCATCAGTACCGAAACATTGGTACAGGTATCGCAGTGCATCCCTTCATGGGCATACATTTCTTTCAACATAAGGAGAAGTACCTCGTCATTGTCGATGGCAATCACATCATGGCAGATATGATTATGGCGCATTTGCGCTTGAATTGTCTGTTCCGGCAGTTCCTCGGCTGTCTGCATGGGAATTTCCACCGTGAAGCGGCTCCCTTTGCCTTTCTCGCTTTCCAAGCGTATAGTTCCACCGAGCATCGCCACAATACGCTGCACGATGGACAATCCTAATCCGAAGCCGTCTTTTGCGGCGGCATTTGAAAGACGTTCAAATGCACCGAATACTCGTTGTTGCTCATCTTCGGTCATGCCCGTACCGGTATCTTCAACGATAAGTTTCAGCAAACCGTTATCATAATCCGCTGCCAATGATACACTACCGTTATCCGTGAACTTGATGGCGTTTGACAACAAGTTGTTGCCGATTTGCAGGATACGTTCCTTGTCGGTCAAAACCACCGCATCGGTGTGGCTCTCCACTATCAAAGTCAGCCCCTTGTTCATGGCAATGGGCATGAACTCCGTTTCAAGAATATGCGTGATTGCGGAAATCCTGCAAGGGGAAAGGTTGGGTTGCTCCTTGCCGTTGTCCAGACGGAAGAAATCCAGCAGCGTGTTGAGCATCTCCCGCATACGCTCGGAAGATTGCCGGATATTATCCACATACATGGTGCTTTTATCCGCGCTACAACTTTTCTGCATCAGTCCGGCATAGCCTCATTTTGTCAATCGTATTTTTTCGTGGTAGAAGTAGTTTACGATGACAGGTTTGCCTTTTTCCGAGCGTCCGTATGGCAGATCGTTTATACGATACGGGAAGCCCTGCTCCTTGGCGTAATTTGAAATGTCCTGCTCCAATGCCTGCCAGTATTCAAGCCTTTTTTTATTGTAAATTTCCTCGTAAAGCGGTATGAGGTCAGGATACTTCTCACGGATATACGTCATTATCCCGCCTTTGAACTGCCCGCGTAAATTCAGGTTTTCAAGCCAGATTAAATCAGCATAATCTTTTACCTCCTCTATTATTGCCTTTACGTCTGTTATTCTGGGGAATATGGGCGAGACGAAGCATACGGTGCGGATACCTGCCTCGTATGTCTGACGCATCGCTTTCAGACGGCGTTCAATGCTTACGGCGTTGTCCATATCTGCGCAGAACTGCTCGTCGAGCGTATTGACAGACCATGACACAGTCACTTTGGGAAAACTCTTCAACAGGTCGAGATCGCGAAGGACAAGATCGGACTTTGTGCATATCATAATCTCGGCATCGCTTCCTCGCAGCTCTTCGAGCAGCCTTCGGGTACGGTGGAATTCTTCTTCATACGGATTGTAACCGTCCGTCACAGACCCTATTACAACACGTTCACCGTCGTATTTATGAGGATTCGTTATCGGCTTCCAGTTTTTTACATCTAAAAACGTACCCCACGGCTCGGTGTGCCCGGTGAACCGTTTCATGAACGATGCGTAGCAATACCTGCAGGCGTGGGGACACCCTACATAAGGGTTGACCGAATATCCTCCCACCGGCAGAGAGGATTTGGTCATTACACTCTTTACATCTATTTCCTTTATTGTATCCATATTCATTGTATTCGTCTGGTAAATTGTTCCGGCAATTCCTGAATCATTCTTTCGTCGCCCATAATCGGCAGCAAATCCTCTTTCATGAACACCGGTATGCCATGAGCCTTTGCCTGTTCTGCAATGCTAAGCACCCATTCGGGGCGCGAATATGACTTTCCTTTTCGGTTTCCGGTCTCTGTGCCTATGACAATCCAGTCAATTCCCTCGAAATCAATCTCGCCGATATCATCGAAGAGAGGTTCAAACGTGACATGGTAGTGTCGTGCTTTGATATTCTTTTTCAAATCATCAATCCTCCTTTTCTCGGAACTGCGCGTAACGGTCACGCCCATCCATACGTTCTCGTCGTCAGAGGAGAAACTGATTTTGTCAGGGCGCTTCGTCAGAAAGATATAGGCGTGCTGGGGATTGCTGCTGATCCGCTCGAAAATTTCTGCGTTCCATTCAGGCTTCCAATCGGAGAAATCGCTCATTCCTGTCATGAGCCACACATGAGGACGGGACGTATCGATGATGCGCAGTTTTCGTTCCATGTATTCAGGCACGGAAAAGTCGTCGGTAATGTGGAAACGGCGGCAGTTGTTACGGGCATAGCAGTAAGGGCATCCTATAGTGCACCCTACCACTATGTTCATGTTTTTTATCAGGGATTTAATGCAGACACTCATAACACAACTGTTTCTCCGTCCTCCGGGATAATCAGCCGGCTCATGTCGGCTTCGTGATGCGTTGCCTCATTGCGCAGAATTGCACGGGTGGTCTGGCAATGGTCGATGGCATCCATGTGTACGGCTATCAGCTTGATATGCGAAGGCAATTCGTCAAGTATCTGCATCACTTCGTTCTCGTCGGGGATGATAGGACCGTCCGTTTTGGAAAATTCGGGAAAGATTGCACCTCCGGAGTTTACCACGATATAGTCAGGATTGAACCGTTCCACGGTGTCTCGGATACATGCTTCCCATCGGCAGTCACCCATTATATAAACGGTCGGGAAGCCCTCGGCTTTTAGCACATAACCTGATACAGGTCCCATCATCTGCCCGATCTGCCCGAAACCATGATGTCCGGTCGTGCGGTAAATGGATATGCCGTCTATTGTTTTTATTTCTTCGATGGGTATCACATTTGTAAATCCGTCGTTTCTGATGGCGTCCGCGTCCTGGGGCTGAACGTAGAAAGGAATTTCTTTGGGCAAATGTGTGGGGACACTCGGCTCGTAATGGTCGATGTGATTGTGGGTCAGGAGCACCATGTCCACGCCTCCGATAATATCCTGAATAGGAATGGTGAGGTGTACCCTCGGTGTTTTATTCACACCGAGGGCCGATATCAAAGTGCCTTTGTCGGCTAAAACGGGGTCAATTAGCATGGTGTGTCCCGCATACCTGATTTTCAAGGTGGCATTGCGCACCAATTGTACTGTAGATGTCTTTTTCATGACTATATGTCTTGTTATTGATTACGGGTGCAAAGTTCGGAAGAATCCGGCGAAACATCTATGCCTGAAAAAACGGTAATTATGCCATTTTGATAAATGAAATTATTATCTTTGCAAAAACGACAAGGATATGGACGAGATAATCAACCCTGATCGACTGGTCAGCGTACCGTTCAACAAGACACGCTGCGGCGTGGATTTTTACATCAATACTGCCATAAACAAGGACATCGGACTTGTGCTGACAGAAAACAAGCGGTTTAAGACAGACTTCTTCAGCTTCTACTTTTTCCGTAAGGCAAACGGATATTTGCTACTGAACTTCCGCAAGATTGAACTGCGCGACGGCATGGTTCTCCTGCTTTCACCCCATCAGCAACAAGAGTGGCATGTAGATGAGACGGCGTTGGATTACACGTTCCTTATATTCCGCGAAGATTTCATGCGTACTTTTATCGCCGACAAGTTCTTCGTTTTTCGCCTTTTGTATTGTTACCAGACAGATACGCCGCCTTACATCAATGCCACACATGACGAAATGAAGGAATATATGCGGCTGCTCGGAAAGATTAAGTATGAGCTGATGAATCCAGTGTCCGATACGTACAATATCATTGTTTCCTTACTATATTATCTTTTGCTGATTATCAATCGTACATACGCTGCCGCCTATTGCTTGCCCGCTGAAATTGCTAAAAACAATTTCGCTTTTCGGTTCAAGGACTTGTTGGAACAGAATATCCGCACCCACCAGCGGGTGCAGGAATATGCAGACATGCTTCATGTCAGTCGCATCACACTCAATAACTCAGTAAAAGCCCAATTCGGAGTATCAGCTACCCATTTGATAAAACAACGTCTGCTTGAGGAACTGAAGAACGAATTGCTATTCTCCAACCGCACTGTCAGTGAAATGGCGGATGATTTCAATTTCTCTGATCCGAGCCATCTCATGCGCTTCTTCAAACAGCAAACAGGCAAAACATTTACTCAGTACATGACGGATTACAATAAAGGCATATACGAATAACTTCTTAATATAGTCGATAGCGGCTATCGAAATATGGTTGTTGATGTTCAGGCGTTTTTGTACTGCATGAACCATTTTACGATTTCTGGATCTTCGTGCGAGCCGAGTAAGAAAGGCTTGTCGGTATCCAGCGTCTTTATCCGTGCCATGTCGTCGGCCGACAGGGTGAAGTCTAATATGTCGAGATTCTGCTTCATGCGTTCCGGTTTCACAGACTTAGGAATAATTATGCACACTGATATTTATCGCGCCCGGACAGGTGTTCGGTGCGGAAGATGACGGCATGCAGTTCCAACCAGATGGCTACCTGCTTATGTTCCATCCCGACCTGCTGCGGAATACACCTCTCGGGCGGATAATGCGTGAATATTCGTTCTTTTCCTACGAGACAAACGAGGCATTGCACCTTAGTGTGGAAGAACGGCAAATCATCATGGATTGCTTCCACAAGATTCAATATGAATTGAACCATCCGATACACCGTCACAGCAAGAACCTCATCACAGACAGCATCAAGACGTTCCTTGATTACTGCACACGTTTCTATGACCGTCAGTTCATCACACGCGACAACCAAAACCGAGACATCCTCGCAAGATTTGAGCGGTTGCTTGACGAATACTTCCATGATGGGGCTGCTAAACGGATAGGCTTGCCCACTGTACAGTATTGTGCAGACAAGCTCTGCCTCTCGCCCAACTATTTCAGTGATTTATTGAAAAAAGAAACAGGTTCAACCGCCCTGCATTTCATTCATGACAAGTCTATTGAAATAGCCAAGACGGAACTTGCATCTACAGACGACACCGTTAATGAAATCGCCTATAATCTCGGTTTTCAGTATCCGCAACATTTTACCCGACTGTTCAAGAAAGAGGTAGGTTACACTCCGAATGAATATAGAGCGCAAGTGTCGTGAGAATTGGATTAGTACAGAATATTAGAACCCAACACCTCTCTTGCGCTTAACTTTCTTCCTTCTGCGAAGTATATCCACCATTTCCTGATTGGCTTCCGCATCAGCAGCGTTATAAGATGAGCCACTGCTTTTTAGCAATCCCCAAGAGCCGTTGAACAACTCGCTTTGTGCCGTGCCGGACGGTGCGCTTGGTGTAGCCGTTTCATATATTCCGGCTGTTATTCCCATACGTTCCCTGCATCTGTTGTGCTGCAAAGCCGCGTCAATCTTGGAATAACTGAAACGCCTGTCCACTTTGGAGCCGTTGAAATGGTAGCCATTCATGGAGAATACAACACCCTGCACCTCGCTGGTCTGCCCCTTATGCTTGAAATGTACTTCCACTCCCTGCCGTTTCAGGTTGGCGATAAGCACGTTCCAGTTGCCGCATCTGCCGACTTCCATTTTGATGATGTCGTAAAGCGCATATTTCGTCCTGTCTGGCTCTTTCAGGCGGTTGCGTTTGACATTGTCCTTTCCGCCAGCCATATGCAAGCCGTATTTCAAGGTCAATTCCTTGCAGATGCGGGTACTGCGCAGACGCTCGTGCCTGTCCGATATGGTATTGCCGTTGTTGTCTATGCGGTTGAAAGCAATATGCACGTGCGGATGCTCCTTGTCGAAATGCTGGGCGATGAAGAACTGCGTATTCTTGATTCCCATCCGTTCCATATATTCAAGCGCGATGCCTGCCATGATACGGTTCGTCAGCCGTAACTCATCCTCTTTGGAAAAACTCAACGCGATATGTCCGACAGGTTTTGTCACCTTATCGTTCATCCGTGACTGGGCATTGAAACTCATGGCGATAGTTTCCAGATTTTCCATAAACAAGCCTTCGCTTGCTACTATCTGCGTATCCTTCTTCTTGTCGATGATGTAATCCACCGCACCCTTGAAGTCGCTTCCTTTTACGATTTTCGCCATCATATCCCTATCTTGGTTATAAGTTCATGAATCCTTGCCACTGCCACCTTGCAGTCCCACCGTTCATCGTGGAAGCCTCCGGCGTTTGCCTTACGCGCAAGCTGGTTGAGATTGTTAGCCATGCCGCAGAGTTGGCGGATGTATCCGGCATGTTCCTCCGACAGCCGTTCTTTCACATGACCGTTACGGAAACATTCCCTCATGTACTCGCTTGGTGATACGCCCGCCTCATGCGATCGTGTCAGCAGGCGGAAGTAGTCGGCTGCCGTCATTTTCACTGCGATACGGTATTTCAGTTTCTCGGTTGCTTCCTTCTTGGGGCGACCTCCCTTGTTGCGTTCCTTGTGTTCCTTTGTCTGTTCCATATTTTATTCCTTTTAATTCGGTTACTGATTCAACTGTATAGACCGACGGGATGCCACCTCCTGCAATTTGGATGGTGGGTGGCAAGCGGTTTCGGTACACCCGAAACACAAACTTGCTACCTCCCAATCCTTAAGGAATGAGTTTCGGGCATCTCCCGTTTTTCTCATTCGGGATGTCATAATCCCAACCCTTTCTTCTTGGGTTTTACGATAGTTCTTGGCGGTGGACTAACGGCTAATTTCTGCCGGATTCCACGCAGGTAATCGTTCAGGTCTTTATGCCCTTTGTAGTTGTCGGAGAAGTCGCGGATGCGTCCGGCGAACTTCCTTTCCAATTCCCGATACGCCTTTCTTCCCGCCTCGTCATTGTCGAGCATGCAGTGGATACGTCCATACCCGTGCAGTACATCTATAGCTTTGGAAACATTGGCGGTCGAATTGAGGATGACGTAATCCTGCCTGTCAAGGTCGGGCAAGTTCGAGCAGTTCCTCTTCCGCAACGTGAGGAATGAAAGATAGTCCATCATGCCCTCGAATACAAGGCATTTCTCTCTCGCTTCTCCCTGTTGCCGAATATGGCTGATGTCTTTGGGTGCGACACAGCCTTTGAAAAAACGGTTACGCACTTCAAATCCTCCCGCCACATTCGGAAAACCGATGGCGAAATAGGGCTTGCCGTTATGGGTGAAGTGGAGCTCTTTACATTGCGCCTTTGCCAAAGCGATGTTTATGCCCCGTTCCTGCAAGTATCGGAGCAATGCCGGATGGGTGAGTTCGCCCACCTCCAAATGTTGGAAACTCGGTTCGGATGCCTGCTGGCGAAAAGAGAAAGATATGGGACGGATGTGTGGTGCCTGTTCCGCTATCTTGCCAAGCAGATAAGGCACATGGTCGGATGCGTACAGTACCCCTGCAAGTGCGATGATGTTACCACCTCTTCCCAGTCCATAATCGAACCACAGGTTGCGGTCGGTGTTCACCTTGAACGAGGCTTCCGTTTCCTGACGGAACGGGGATTTATACCACAGGCAGTTTCCCTGTTGCTTTACGGGCGAATAACCCAAACTTTGCAGATAGTCCGCAATTTTGATTTGTTTTGCTTCTTGGATGTTCATGATATAATTTCTATGGATTTGATGATGACTGTAAAAACGTTGATTTGATGAATGAGATATGTATTGTCCTATACGTTAATGCTTTATATTCTCAACATCTTCTCAACAAACCACTCACAAATAGAGAATCCAACAAACTGATGCTGTTTCCCTCTCAACTTTTCTTTTCGATTGTTGAGAATTTGTTGAGAGTGTATGCTGTTTATTATCAGTATGGTTATATCATTATTCATCAATTCAACAAAAAAAGAATAGTATTACAGGGATTCAAGTTGTTCCCTTGTGACGGTGTAGAAACGACCGACTCTTTTTATCGGCTCATATCGGCACTCCCGATTGTAATTGAATTGGTAAGTGGTATATGTAAGCCCGTTAGAGGCAGGAGTAAGTTTCCAACATTCCTGCAATACCTTTCTGACTTGGTGCTTCTCCACCTTTACCTGCGAATGTACCAGCAAAAGAAGAATGTCGTTGTGGCAGAACGAGAATGTGTCCGTGCCGACACTTTCCATAATGTCAAGGATAAGTTCGCACATCTCTATCTCCAATCGGTTGCGGTTGCTGCGGATAATCTTCTGCAAGGCTTCGGTATGCAGCAAAGAGGGCGCAAACCACATACGGCTTTCCTTTTCGGTGGAAAGTTGTCTGTATTGCAGGTAATACAGAAAGGCAGGTATCTCAGCTTTCAGCTTTTGCAGGAAGTCTGTGTCATCGGATTGCAGACGGTCTATCTTGCGCACCCAATAGCGTGTTTCACCTGCATCAATGATAACAGGCAGATACTCGTTGTTGGAGCATAGCACGAACTTGGCAAAGAACGCTATCTCGTCACGGTCTTTGCCTTTGGCTTCCACCTTGTAGGAAAGTGTGGTGCTGAGGTTCTTCAACCGCTCGCTGTCCTCCCTGCGGTTGAGCAATACCTCGTCCACCACGATGAGCAGTTTTCCTGCCCAGTCGGAATTGAACTGGCTGCGGAAGTCCTCGTTGGTATTGAAAGTGACATTGTTTTGAAACACAGCTTTCAGGAAGTTCAGGAATGTACTCTTGCCCGTGTTGCGTTCTTCTGATACCAACAGCAGGATAGGCAGTTTCTGCACGGGTTGCAGGTAGAGCAATTGAAGATAGTCCATGCCCAATTCATACTGTTCACCGAAGATATGGCGCACCAATGACCGGATACAGGGAAACTCGCCTTGTTGCGGACGGTGTCCTATCGGCTCGTAGAGGTTCAGGAACTTGTCCACCACGGGACGGTAGTCCACATGGTCGGGGACGGTGCAGAAGCCGTCGTACTTCGGCACGGTGGCGAGATAGTCCTTGCCGTAGTCCTGCCGCAGTGTTTCGTTGTTCCACACGATGCGCTTCTTCACATAGCCTCCGTTCAGACGGGGCTGGTTCACTAACTTGTAGAGGGTAGTACCCACACGGATAAACTCCTCATTTTCAAAGTTGCCTTGTTTCATTAGCACTTCATTTTTTTGTTTAATCAGTGCAAAACTCGGCAATTAGCGCAGAACGGATTAACAACTCACGCATACCTCACGTAAGATTTTCTTGGATTTGGCTTTATGACATACAACAAAAGCCCGAAGAAATGCCATTCTAATGGATTTTTCTTCGGGTTTGTCGTAATCGTACGTATGAATGGCAATACACCTATTCACATACTCGTATAAATACATTGTTGGCAATGGGAATACGCATAGGTCTCACTACTTCATGTCGTCATATCATTAGAACTTATGCCTGATAATTAGACATATCCCAACCATTTATACCCAGCGAAAAGAAGATATTTGTTTTCTCTTTTCGCAAGTACAGCCTTTTAAATATGGCATTGCGCACCTGTTCCGCACCGAAGCTGTCAATGCGGAAAGCAAGTGCGACTATCATCGGAAAGCTGAACACATCGGCATGATACCCGTTCTCCTGCCGAACATACTTCTGTACCTCGTATTCTTTTAATGCTCCACTGTTATAGATGTTTCTGATGGCAGAACGAAGTGTCGGAGCAATTACTCCGAACAGTTCCACCAATTCCGGCTCGCTCATCCAAATGTTTGAGACATTCTCCGGCATGATGATATTGCCGGATTCATTCACTGTTATGCTGTTTCTTCTCATACTCATGACATCGTTATTCCGTTAAACGTCTTACTCAGTTTGTCGCCGAACATGGTCAGGTCGTTGTCGAGCTTCTGCGTGGTTATCTTTGCGTAGAGTTGGGTCGTGACTATATTCGTATGTCCCAACACACGGCTTACGCTTTCAATGGGCATCCCCTTGCTCAAAGCTAATGTTGCGAAGCCATGACGACTGCAATGAAATGATATTGACTTGGTTATGCCACATTCCCTTATCATCCGTTTCAACGGTTTGCAGATAGACCAATAGTTCAAGCCGGGGAATATACGATTGTCTTTCTGCATCGGTCGGTAGCGTTCGACTATCTGCAAGGGTATATCCAGCAGCTTCACTTGGAAGGCGACTTTTGTCTTGTGGCGTTTGGACAATATCCACTTCTCGCCGTTCACCTCCACGATGTTGTCATTCGTCAGTTCCTGAATGTCCACGAATGACAAGGCGGTGAAACTGGCAAAGATGAAAATGTCACGGATGTATGCGAGCTTGCTGTCTGCAAACTCATGTGTCATGACCGCTTTCAGTTCATCCTCCGTCAGATATTCCCGTTCTTTCACATTGGGGCTGATATGAAACTGGATGAAAGGATTGCGCGGTATCAACCCGTTATAATGCGCTTTCATGACCACGCCTTTCAGCCACATACAGTTTGCCCATATCGAACCGTTCCGCAATCCGGCTTCAGTCGAGAGGTATGCGGCGAACTCCTTGATGAAATCGGGAGTAAGTTCCAACATGGACATATCGCTGCGTCTGTAAAACGACTTGATAAAGGCGGCTACATGGTTTCTTGCCCGTACACGTGCCCGATAGGTAGCCATTACCCTGTCTTTGCCTACCCGTTTCTTGAACACTTCGTTCTCACGGTCGAATGCTTTTAGCAGCGTCTCATACTCGCTGCCGATTCCCTGATAGGCGTTGCGCACCATCTCAGCCGTAACAAATGCCTCGCGGTCTGAAATGCGCTGGTAATGTTTGATGATTTGCGCCTTGATGTTGTCAAGGGCAAGGTTGATGTCTCGTGCCTCGCGGCTCTTGCCTTTCGCCTTGTTTCCTTTCACGTCCCAAAGCGTTTTCGGGATGTTCTGCTTACAACTGAACTGCGCCACAGTCCCGTTGATTGTCACTCGTCCCATGATGGGGACAATACCGTTTTTCTCCTTGCTGCCGTTCACGTAGAACAGAACCTTGAATGTGCTTCTTGCCATACTCGTTTTTTGTTTGCAAAGTTATTACTCAACGAGTTAGACCTTGATATGCCAACCTGTGCCACAAGCTGCCAAATACAACACGGTGTGTTAAAAATCACCATTCGGCGGGTAATGATTTGGAGACCGTTCTTCTTCATAAATCCGCTTTCCTTTACGTTACCTCGATTTTTCGCCTGTCCTCATTTGTCTTCGCAAACGCCTTATTGACAGGCATTACGAAGACATTTGTCCCTTTTTATTCGTCTTTTCCAGAGATTTTGTGTAATTTTGTAATCGTTATGCGGCAGTAATAATATACATATTAATACGAGTTAGTAATCCTGTAGTTCTCATATGCTACGAGGAGGTATTAAA